CTGTCGGTCGTGTTGATGGCGATCTCACCGGGGGTCAGGTTAGCGGCCAGAGGCTGCGCACCTGCGGTGGTGGTCCTGTAGTGCTGAATGGGCGTGTATCCTGATTGCGCCATGGATTACCTCAAGTTTTCAAGTTTATACAGGGTTTTCATATGCTCTCCTGTAAGTTCGTCAAGAATATTCTCGAGCGCGGGGATACCCTTGGCAATCTCGCTTCTGTTCTCATTCAGCCAGATGATGTCGTCATGGATGACCTTCGAGATGTCTTCTTCCTTCTCCTCGATCAGGCCAAACGTGCCTTGATGCGCCTCGACATACTTGTCTAATATAGCAATAATATTTTCATAAAAATCTCCAAGCGCCATGTGCTTGGCGTATGAATTTGTCTTCCAGTGAGAGACGTGAGCCGCGTTGCGGCTCTCGAATACCCTCTTGATCAGTTCCTCAATCAAAATGTACCTCCGTTTATGCCTTGCGCGGTACCCGTACCGCCATTTGCTATTGGTAGTATACCCGATACACCCGTGGTCAACGGTAACCCCGTACAGTTGGTCAAGGTGCCGCTGGACGGCGTCCCTAACGCGCCCCCTGAGTAGAGCACGGTTCCCCCTGTTCCAAACGCCACACTGCTGCCATTCGTCCCGGTAAAAGTGAGCGTGTTACTGACGTTAAGTATGCGTCCTGAGGCAACTTTAGCCGCAGAATAATCCGCCTCCCAAGTGCCCTCTGCAGTCGCCGTAGTGAGACAAGTCAGGTACAGGTCCGTTCCCGGAGCTACGGTCCATAGGTCCGCACCTCCATTCGTCTTCACCTGAATATCCTGCGTCGAATCGTTGTCGATCCTGAATTTTCGTCCTGCGACGAGTGTCGTAGCATTCGGTAGTATCAACGTTTGGCCTTGCGTTCCCGTAAATACGGTATAGTCTACCGTTGCGGAAGTGAACGTCGTAGTACCGCCTGTAGTCGCGATCGACTGAAGGCCATAGTTAACAGAAGGTACGGTGACAGTGCCAGTGAACACCGGGGCATTTTGCCTTGCGAAAACGCCTGTACCCGTACCTGTATACTCTGTTGAGGTAAGGTGATAGTACTCATTCGCAGCGCCACCCTGCAGGTTGGCCAGTGCGTTATGGTCCGTTACCGTCGAGCCAGCGAACACTGATGTAAATGCCGAATCGATCTCGGTCGCTGTCGACGCAGTCTCCGCCACTATGATACGGCCTACGAGAATGGCCATGGACGTGAGAATCGGTGGCGGCGTAGGTGCTGTGGACGCCTGCGCTTGAGCAAGGTTGTAATTGCCACTTCCGAGAATGTATGCGAGCTTAGGCAGCCCAGACCCGTCGATATACCGGTATACCCAGTTTACTGCGTACTGAGTGCCGGCGCCTGACAGCGTGACAAGATTGGTCCCGTTATCATACTGAGTGTTGTTGTACGTAGACACCGTGGATTTTGTCCACACGCCTCCGACATGGTAGTAGAAATCCGCGTTGCTGGACGCAGAACTGGTCGCCGCTTCCGTGTACTCGCTTACCCCGTACCACACAGCTCCTGCTGATACTTCGATGACTCGGCCTGTGCTTTCACTGAGCATCAGTCCCGACGCGCGTTGAAATCTTTGCGTCTGGACAAACCTGCGATTCAAACGGCTGGATGTGGCTCGACCCCAATCGATAGACTGGTAATGGACTTCGGTGCCAGCCCTCCAGAGTAGCACTGACCCCACTACATCCGAAGCATTGATCAGCAAAGGGTTCGTCGTGATTTGAAATACCGGAGACCCCGCGTTATAGTTTATGATCAGATAGTTCGCGCTGTTGTCTGTCAGCGCAAGACCAGTGGCTGCAGGAACAACATATTTTCTGAAAGATCCCATCCACCCGGGGAGGGAATACAGAAATGCGGTAATCGATGTGCAATCGATAGACGCGCCTCCCGCATTGATCGTAACAACTGTGGGGTCAAGCGCGCCCGCGGTGTTGCTGTCGAAATCGAGCTGATGCACGTACGAGCCATTGGACAGCATGAGACCTTCGCTCTGATGCCAGATGTCACCGTCGACCGGCGTGGCCGGCTGTGATCCGTTCGGCATGTGCAGTGGAACGATCGACGAGGTGGCCGCAGGGAGCGTAAGCGACCCTGTGAGCGTCGCTGACCCGCCCGTGATTGCCACATTGTTTGCGTTCTGAACCGCCATGGTGCCGAGACCGAGAGACGAGCGCCCGGTAGCCGCGACAAGATTTGTCGATCCGCCATCCCACTGAAGACGCACGCTGTACGCCGTATCCCAGTTGCTTTGGCTGGCGTTGGTCGGTATGGAGTATCCGGAAGCGTAGGCTACAGAGAACGTGCCTGCGCCGGTCACCGGATTGCCCGATACCGTGAGCCCTGTCGGAAGAGTCATATCGACGGACGTCACCGTGCCGGCACCGATGGCGGTACGGAAATTCGTTGCGCTCAGCGCGGTTATCGTATTGTCCGCATTGAACCGGGGGAACGTTATCGCCGAAGGGTTGGCAAGCGTAAACATGCTGCTTCCGATCGTCGTGGCGCCCAGTGACGTGCGTCCCGTAGCCGCTATGAGATTTGTCGAGCCGCCGTCCCACTGGAGCCGTACATTGTACGCGGTGTTCCAGTTCGCTTGGCTGAGATCCGTAGGGAGCGAGTACCCGGGCTCGAACGTAAGCGCCAGTGTGCCCGCGCCAGTGATCGGGTTTCCCGAAATCGAAAAGCCGCTCGGCACCGTCATATCGACCGACGTTACGGTACCTGTGCCGGGAGGGAAATCCCATGCGTAGCCTGATCCGGTCCAGTAGAGGACCGTGTTGGCCTGCGTGGGTGTAACAACGAATGAGGTAACATTCTCCGCTGACTGATATGGAATCTGGTTCGCCGCTCCACCATTGAGGTTATCGGCTTGGCCTACATCGAGCGATGACTGATCAACCCAGATATACTCGCCCGCGCCGGCAGACTGCAGCATCTGGCCTGCGGCGCCTACAGGGCCGACATACAGCCCGTCCGAGCCACACCAGATGATCGCACCAACTTCTGGTACGATGGCCTGACCGGTGCCTCCATGCGCGAGGCCAAGGACACCCGTGATCTTGGTCCCGTCGTTCAGATCGACAGCCGGGTGCCTGTGATCACCCCGAGACATTTCCGTGGACGTACCGGGTGAACCTGCGCTATTGCCCGTCAAAGGTGTCGCGTCGGACAGATCTGCGCTTATCGTAATGTTGCTACTCAAAGCTCCGCCGCCGCTCAAGCCCGCACCGGTGGAGACTTGTCTGGTGTCGGGGACGTAGCCGCTCACCGTGAGCTGAACAGTAGTCGCCGAAGCTACGCGGCCTTTTGCGTCCACGGTAAATACCGGGATGTGCGTAGCACTTCCGTATTGGCCCGGGGCGACACCATTGTCTGCAAGCTGTATTGTGTCGATCGAACCGGGGGCGACACTGAGGGTGACATTATTCTCGAGCGTACCGCCGCCGGTGAGGCTGGTACCCGCTATGATCTGCCTTGATGTAGGCACGCCTGCGACGCTCAGCAGATCACCGACGCGGATCTGGTACGTCGTACCCTCGAATACGATAAGCATCGTGCTGTTCTCGGACGCGACAGGCGCCGTAGGCAGCTGGGTGACTCTCGTGGGTATCAGATTGCTCGGGACATTTGCCATACTTAAATCTCCAAGTATTTGTCACCGTCTTCGGTGATGATAAATTCATTTCCAGCCTCTTGAATGAGGCCAGACGGACGCGTGTTTATCGACACATCCGGCCGAGTGAACGGAAGGATGATCTTGTCCGGGGCTCGGGGTGCGAGCCTGTACGGGTCATACTCATCTTTATCTGCCTCGCATACCATCAGCCCGGGGTAGTTTGGATCCGGAGACAGCTGCGAAAGCAGGAACTTTCTTGAGCATCTCGCGCAGATCCCGATTCCGTACGTCGGCTCTCCCGTTGGGTCAAGAAATCTGCTCATTTTGTGTACACGCCTATATTTGGCTGAAGTTGCATCGGGCTGCCGTCGTTATCGCCATCCCATGCTTTTTGCAGGCTGATCGCTGCTTTCTGGTCCAGCATCAGCATGAATTGGAGGTCAACCTTCTGATCCGTCCATGGGGTCTCGACAACCACTTTTGCTGCCAGCGCGTTGATAATGGCCTCAAGCCAGCGCGCGGGTACTTCGACCTCTTGCTGGAGGTTTTCGGTGTCCATGATCTGCCGATGGCGCCAAAGTATCAGCTGAGCGCTTTCTGCAGCGGGGAATGGTGCCGGCCAGATGTTGACGACTGGCACCGGCAGGTTACGCTGGAAATAGTAGTTGCTCGGACGTCCGGGAAACACTTTGTTCGACTGGTTCACGTACCCGTCGCGATTCAGCTGACCGAGGGGGATCTCCTGAGGCATATTGCCGAGAACGACTGACTCGAGCATGAACGTAGACTCGCCGATGATCCTGAAGTACGGATATGCTTTTGCCGCGCTGATGTCGGTCCACGTGATCTCGCCGGCGATCGCGGTGACGGCGCTCGTGCCTACCGTGATCCATGTCAGGTTGTCGTCGCTCACCTGAAAGGTGGTTGGCGTCGAAGCGCCGGTCCATTTCAGTCCTACGGTGTTGACGACCGTGGGGTCTGAAAAGTACACTTTATACTCGTTTGAACTGTACGTCGTGGCACCGGTGACCTCCTGAATTACCCGATAATTCAGGTTCAGAACGTCCACCGTGCCTACCGGGAGCGGGACGATCGGTTGGTTCTCGTACAGGGGGAGAATGACTTTTTCGATGCACCAGCTGGGAGCTTTCGTACTGGCGAGTTCGGAAAGAATGGCGTAGAGAGACTCGAGGGCGTACTTATGCATTTCAGCCGTAATCGACTGCGCAGGAAGCCTGCAGCGCCTGAAAGCGTGATCAACAACCTTCAGCGCGTTGAACTTTGTACCACCGATATTTCCTGAATACGCCATGCTAGTCCTGTGAATTGGTCGTAGTATGGCCGCTGTTTCAGCACGCCCGGTCTACATTAAATAAAGCGCAAAATAGGCAAAAAGCAATCTATTTCTTGCTGGCTTTTCTGGCCTCGCTAAGTGCAATTGCGACTGCCTGCTTTTTGCTCGTTACTGCGGGGCCTTTCTTGCTCCCGCTGTGGAGTTCGCCTGAGCTGAACTCATTCATCACTTTGCCGACTTTGGCTCGCCCTTTGGGGCCGAAGTTGGTCTGGCCCCCATCCTTCATGGGGATCAGCGGCTCGTGCTTCTTTTTGACAGAGCCTCCACACTTCATACCGAAGTCGAACTCCTTAACGTACTTAAGTGACTTGCTCATGGTGCTGCATAGGTTTTGATGCACTCGAGAACGATGGTGTACCGATCACCGGCAGTGGCGTTCACCGTGGTGAAAAGGACATCGCCCGTGACCCCGGCGCCGGCATTGTTCGTAAGACCGCCGAAAGAGGAATAGTCCATCTTGTACATCTGGTTTTCCGGGACTGTATCGCAGATAGCATCGGAAGTCGCATCCCACAGGATGTCAACGCCCATGCCCTGCGTCTGCGCCCAGATCTTGTTGATCTTAACGCCGTTACAGGCAAAACCTGCGCCGTTCGGTTCAAGAGTTGAAACATCGATCTTGACCACGGCGGTCTCGCCGTCGCCACCCGAAATATTGGTGAACTTGGCTATGAAAAGCCGTTCGCCATCGAGCAGGGTTTGAGAGGTGACTGCGTCAGCCGCCATTGTCGTCTCCTTTGATAGGTTCAGGCGTTTCGATACGCCGAATCAGTAGCTGATAGGCTTCGATAGCGCCTTGAGCTTTGATCATAAAAGCTTGTGCCTTATTGATCTCCTGCTCAAGGCTGCTGATCTCAGCCAACAAGAAGTCCTTGTTGATATCCATGTTACGGGGTTACGGTTGTGCCAGCCTGAATGTAGTAGTTGGTGCTGCCGATCTTGATCTTGATCGCCTTCAGAGTGCCGCCGACGGTGCCAGACGACACGAAGCCAGCCGCCGGGCCGGACTCGATGTTGATCAGATTGCCAATCTTACCGGTGCCTGCGCCGCTATCCGAAACACGGATGAAGGCCGATGGCGCCGGGACGGAGACGCCTGCAGCGAAATTGGTGTCGGCCTGAATGACCGCCAGAGTGCCACCGGGAGAGGTGGCGGTGCCGCCGAGAGTTGCCCTGAGCGCGTTGCCAGCGCCTGAAATGGTGCCTGTGGAATCAATTTCGAGCGACACGTGCGCACCGTTGATGGTGCCGCCGGTAGCCGCAGCCGTCCCGGTGACGACAGAGAAAGCCCTTGCAGTCTCGCCGGAACCGGTTGAGGTGAAGGTCATTTTATTGTAAACAAGCCGGCTGTCACCGCTGGCGCCGGCCGCCTGAGCGTAGCTGCTGGACAAGTTCGAAGATGCGGGGACAGAGATAGGGGCCGCCGAAGAGCCGCTGACAAAACCATTGAGCGATCTTACGGGGCCGGTAAACGTAGTGTTGGCCATGATAGACTCCTTTCATACAAGGGTTTGGCTATGCAGTCTGTATGACGTCAGCCGGATCTGTCTGCAAAGCCGAGATAGTACGCCGGATAGTTACACAAAGTTATACAAAAACCTCCGTATTTTGCAAACAAAAAGCCCCCAATACTCTGGGGGCTTTTTGCTGCTATGGGAAAACGGTCAGATACCGGGGGTTCCATAGAGACCGCGAGGATCGGTCCATCCGAGGGTGTACCTCTCGGTGGCTTTGTACCTCATCGAGTCGGTTTCGAAGTCACCTTCCATGGACTTCTCCAGCGGTCGACGCATCAGGAGCTTCAGGCCGTCGGGTGCATCCGTCTGAATCCACCACGCCGTAGACGAGGTGATACGAGACAGATTCGCCTGACCTTCAGCCAAAAGACCCATGCTCTTCACCGGGTTGATGTCGTTGTCCGCGGTTCCAGTACGAAGAACGGATTTCAGAAGCACCTCGGCTTGGAATACGTTGCTGGGACCGGTTACGACCTTCTTCGGAGTGAGACGGATCCTTTTGCCGTTGTTGTCAACAGCCTGACGGATCTGGATCAGCATCTGCTCGAGCGAAGTCTGCGACAGCGCAGCAGCAGTTGCGAGCTGATTCGAAAACGTACCATTCACGATCGGATGGTTCGCTGCGATGAGGGCCACACCGTCGCCGCCTACGTAGGCGCCACCGGTGAACGAACGGTTCAGGACGTTGGCAGCCAAGGTCTCCTTGGTCTCGATGAGAGACTGTGCGAGGTGTTTGGCATAGGTCTGACCGATACGAATGTGGTCGCCGTCCTCGACAAGCACCTTGGTAAGGCTGAAAGCCAGACCATAAACCTTGTAGAGGTATCGCTGAATGAACAGGACGCCGCCGGACTGGTACGAAACCGGCATGCCGTCGGGGAGCTCCGGTGCGGCACCGAAGCCATAGAGCACAGGCTCTTCATGGTAGTTGCGCGGAATACCCTTCTGCTCGCGGAAGACCATCTTCCACTCGTCAGCGCGCTGATCGTAAACACCGTCGAACACCTCGTTGAGGATCGGCTCGACAACTGACCTGAAGTCAGTACTTCTCATTGGGGTTGCCATAGTTCAGGTCCTCCTGTTAATCGTTGGTGGCGACAGATGCCTTGTACTGGGCCTCGTTGAGTCTCACAGAGACAACAACGTACGGATCAGTAAGAGCATCACCGATGTTGTAACCGAAACCGGTGATCTGGAACTGACCGGTTTCTCCAGTGCCTACGGCAGTGGTGATCTGGGCATTGCTGAGACCAGTGCTGGTGGAGCCACCGACGGAGTCGAAGGTCCAGTCGAATTCAGCGCCGACGTAGGTCTGGATCGAAGTGCCAGAGCTCGGATTGGTCAGCTGAACATCGTAGATGGTCTCGGGGTCATCGTACACGTATGCAACGATGCCGGTGGCCGAAGTGCCGGTCGGCCAGAAGTTCGACACAGTGGGTTTACCCTGTGCGTCCTTGTACTCGACGCCGGCAAAAATGCCGAGGATTTTGACGCCCGCGATGGTGCCGGTACGCAGGCCATCGCTGGTCCCGAGTACGATGGTGCCGTCGGACGCAATTTTCACCGGGTCGCCAATGAAGATATTGGTGGCCAGACCCGTGGTGATGGTGTAGGCTTTCGGGCGCATCTGACCACTGTTGTGGTACGATGGGCGAAAGCCAAAGGGTGCGCTAAGCGAAGACATAGGTAGCTCCTAAGTTGAATTGTTGTCGTCAGGGTTATTCCAAATCGAAGGACATATCCCTTTCACGTCCTAGTTCCCGGATACCCTCGCCGATATCGATTCGTGACTTCGATGCTTTTGCCTGCTCCTCCAAGAACTCTGCCGTATCGGTGAGCTTCTCTTCTTCACGAAGCGGGGCGTTGTAGTGGACTTCCTTCATGAACTTTTCGTACAGGTCAATCGGAATCTTGAACGCAAGCATTTCATTCACGCCGATGAATCCTGCCCAGTCGCCAGTCTTCAGAGTGGCGTATTCCCAGCCGGGAACGTCTTCCGGCTTCACGGGCTCATATCCAAGGCGCAAACGCGTCTGGATGGTGTCTCGAGGGTTCGTCGTCGTCAGCCAGCACAAGTGCCAGCCCGGAATCTTCGGCAAGTCCGGCAATGCGGACTGATAAAACTGTTGACGGAACATTTCAACCCGCTCGTCATCGGAGAGCTCGCGGTTTTGAGTAGCTTCCCTATCTTCTACTGCGCGATTGCGGCGACCTTCGCCAGCGGATTTTTTCAGTCGTTCGTCATTCATAGTACTCGCTCCTTCAGCGATTAAGTTAATTTATACAATAATTTTAGATAAAAGCAAGCGCTTTATTGCTGTTTGTGCTGCTTATCGTACTCGGCGTACCTCTTCACGTACTTCATACGGAGGACCGGGTCGTCCCAGACGCCGGCTTCGATAAGCGCCTGTTTACGCTCCGGGCTGATGTACACCTCTTTCTTGGTACTTGCCGGCGCATGCTCTTTTCCGCTACCTACTGCCGGACCCCTTCGTGGCTCACGAGGCTGTTCAGTCTGGAACCTTTCGGGAAGCCTGCGTGCCGTGCGCTTGCGCAACTCGTTCCAGTACTCCTCGCTGCGCGGATCAAAGCCTTCTCTGCTGAGCGACTGATCGATAGCCATGACGATAGCCGAATCCTCATCGCGGCCTTGCACGTCGTACCATGGGTTATCTCTGGTAAACGCCTGCGCGTACTGAAGCGTCTTATCGTCAATCGATGGCGATTGTGGCTGTTGAGGCTGCTGCGCCGGAGGTACCGACTGCTGCTTTTTGAGTTTGAGCTGCTGGATTTTTTCCGCAGCCTCATCTCTAAAGCGGAGTGCTTGCGCTGCGTCCTCTCCATTTCCCGCTTCGATTGCCCGTGCGAGAACCTTGCTGGCCATGTCCATGTCCCGGGACGCCTGTCCTATCGCATTATCGATCGCGGCTATATCGCCATTGTGTGACCGCTGCTCCTGAGCTGTCAGCCTGCGTTCAAGATCGTCGTTCCTTTTTCGCAGAAAATCCATTTCGAGCTTGTCTCTCTTGATGGCCTGTTCCCTGCGCTCCTTGCGATCTTGCTTCTCTTTGCGACGACGCTCCCTTATGGCCTCCCTGTCTTCGTCGTCCGTCGATTGCTGAATCCTTTCATCGTCATCATCGTCGTCATCGTCGTCGTGATTTACAACGACTGGCTTTTTGGGCTCCTCTTCGGCAGGCGGAGTCTCCTGCGTTTTCGGTTCTTGCTCGACAATAATGATGTCGTCATCCTTTTCAATGATGTCTGCCATCAGTCATCTCCTTTTGTTAAATGAATGCCCTGACTGCGAGCGGATCACCCGTGACCCGGCCGATAATGTCAAGATCGTTAAAAATCACGAACATCGCATTTTGATCTTCGCCTTCTTCATCTCTGTACGGAACTTCCCATCGGTCGCCACCGTACTTGGGCACCCTGACGAAATCGCCTTTTTCGCACCAGCTACCTTCGGGCCACGACTGCATCGTATCCCTGTTTTTGAATGCGAGAGGGCCTACGCTGATCACCTTAGCTACCTGAGTGTTCCACTTTTCGGTGTCCTTGGTCTCTGCGTGCAGGATGATGCCACTCTTTGTTTTGTTCTTTGGCGTACGGATCTGAACCAGCACGCGGCTGCCGAAAGGCTGTACGCCCGCGTCTACCGCGGGGAAAGCCTCCGCTAACGCGTGCTCAGATGTCATTGTTACCATGTTGCTCTTCTTTGGTTAGGTTGATGAGTACTTCGATTGCAGCTTCATATCCGGCAATCATTCCAACGCGGAGCCCATACTCAAAAGCATCGCGTTCTTGGGGCCGCTTCAAGGCATCGAGGGCATACTGCGCCTGTTCTGCCTTGAGGCGGTTCAAGAGTTTTGTCTCGAAGTTCATACGACTTCGGTTAGGATTTCAGCCTTTACGACTTCGAGTACACCAACGATCGCGGCTGCCGGGAGCCCGTTCTCGCATCTCTGCTTGTCGATAATAGCCATAATCTCCGCCCTTACACTTTCGATCTTGTCGTTCATAGCCTTACTTTTTGGGTTTAGTGACTTGCTTGTCTGCGCTCTGTGTCTTTTTCGGCACATACTGGCCGTCGCATTTTTCACCTGCGGCCATACGCTTGTGCTGCGGCACATCGGCGCTATTGAGTTTGACCTCTTTTCCTTTGGTGTCGTCTGCCATGGTTGTTCTCCTGTTTAGGGTCTTGGGTTGATTCCGGTTCCTGTTTCCATTCCTACTTTCTCGCCTGACTCGATCTCTGCGGCCGAAATGGTCATTGCAGTCTCGTTGTCCGACATATTCATACGCTCGCGAGCCTCGATCTCCTCTGTTGTGCGTGCATTCTCCTCCTGCTGTTTCGTCTGCTCGGTCTGCATACGTGCCATGATCTCCTGCTGCTTGCTCGCCAGTTTTTCCCTTTCAAGCTGCATTTTGGCTTCGAGTTCCGTCATGTTGAACTGAGTCTCAACATCTATCTTCCTCATCTCGACCTGAAGCTTCTGCTGTTCGATCTGGGCCTGCGTCTGTACTGTTTGCGTCTGTACTTGGGCATTTATCTGAGCCACCTGCAGCGAATTATCAGGCGGAAGCGGAGGCTGCGGTTTGTACTGCTGTGCCTCCTGATCAATTTTGGTAAGCTGATCAGCAAAGCTCATGAGTTGCTGTTCGATAAGCTTCTGTACCCTCAGCACCATGTCAACCTGTGGATTCGCATCATCAGCTATCAGGTTTTCCCGTGTCGCCTTTTCGACAGCCGTGTGCGCTTCGACAAGATAATAATTCAGCAGATGATCCCTAAGATGAATTGACATCGGGTAGAGGAACGTCTTGATTATCGCCGGGTTCGACCCGAACAGCGGAGACGACAAGAACTGGATGTGTGTAGCGATATGCGCTACATGCTCCTGCCTTGGCAGTACATATATCGGTCTACCCATGGCCGCCGCTACGTTCTCGCTTACGGGGTCCATGTCTTCACTTCCCGGCGCCGGCAATAGTACTTCGTCTGACGGAACCTTCATGGCCCTGAGGAACATCTGTTCGACCTTGCGTGCGTCGTACATCTGCGGGACCACGGCGGTACGTTGCATGATCGCCTGAACCTGAGCGAATCTTTGCGTTTCCGAGAAGATACCCGGGTCACTCACCGGGACGATGTCCATAGGCCCGTCGAAATCGCTCGGATCGATATCGATGTCGCCTATCTGCATGCGTATGTCCTCTTCCGTAAGATAGGCGCTGTTGATCCTGTGCAGGACGTTCAGGCACTTGGTCATGGATGCATGCAAGCGGCTGTGAATCGAGCTGAACACCACCATGCCCTGTTCGATGAGCGCCATGGTGGTACCGACCGGTTGCTGCTGACTGGTGTCTGAAAGCTTCTCGAAGCTGGTCTGGATCACGCCTTTGCCCGCTTCGACAAGGAATCCAAGGAGCTGGAACAGCGTGGCGCTGGGCCCCGCGAAAGGAAGAGGCATCGCCAGTTTTCGTACGTCGTCGACGATTGCGCCGCCATCGAGCTCTACGATCTCAGTCGGTTGGACGTTGATCGTCTGGCCCCCGGGGCCACCTTTGAGCTTCAGAAGCGTGGGGATGTTCTGGATATGGGCACTGTCCAGAAGCGCACGTAGCGCCCCCGTGGCTGCGCCTGACAGGCCACCGATCATGTGCGTGAGGCCGATCGGGTACGCTCCGCGCCAAGGCACGAAAGGGAACTCGACAATCCAGTCGAGCTCTTTTTTCATTTCGTCACCCGGCTCCCAGTTGCGGTAGAGCGCCAGAGGCATCATCGAGTTCTTGTCGATCGATATGATGTACGGCTCGTACCCGTCTTCGAAGTCGATATTCGTGTAGACCTCGTAGATTACGCGCAAGCCGTCTTCATTGTAGGCGCTTTCCTCCCTGCCTTCGATCTTGTCATTGGCCTTGGATGCTCTGCTGTACTCCGGTTCAAGCGATGCTCCGAGGTTGATGTCGACGTACATGCCCTTTTTGATGCGCTGCTGGTACTCCATGCTGGTGATGTACTGCACATGCGTTTTCCTCTCTGCCGTGTAGAAATTCGTGGCAGCAAAAGGCAGATAAATGTCGTCAATGGCGATGAACTCGCTTGTAGGCCGGCGATACCTATCGTCCCACATGAACTTCATGTACTGGCCGCCGCCGAGGGGGAGCTGAGTCGTAAGCTGCTCGAGTTCGCTTCGGAATTCAGTCATCTGCTGCGTGAGCTGCCAGTTCATGAATTCCGTTTTGCGGTCCGCCTTTTCGATCTTTCGCTTGTCCTGCTCGCCTACGATCTTGCTTCTGACCGGGCCTGTTGGCGGGAAGAGCTCCTTCATGGTGCGGGCGCTGAAGTCGACACACGACTCCACGAGCAGAGGGTGCACCACACGGTTCGCACCGGTGAACTGCGCTCCGCCCGGCGCGTCATCACCGAGCCCGGTTCTGCGAAGTCCCTCTTCGTACTGCTTGTCACGCTTCTGTCGTGCTTCTTTGTCTCTATCGATCTTCTCGAGAAGCTCAGCTACGACCGTCTTCAGCTTCGACTGGTCGACTTCTTCGATGATATTGGCGAAATGCTTCAGATGGCGCCTTTCATCCTCGTCATTTTTGAGCCTGATAACCGCGCCGCCGTCCTCGGTATCCTCTACTTCGGGGGCGTCATCTTCAAGCTTTACGGTTTCGCCTTGTACCTTCTGTTCTTCTTCCATAATAGGTCTTTTAATAAGCGGTTAGAGGTTTTCGGTCGTAATATCCTGTGGGGGCGGTGCATAGTCGAAATCCCAGTATCCTGTGTGCTTTCTCAGCAGATCCGGGTCGGCTTCAGCGCCTTCACTCTTGAACGACACCTGATTTCCGTGTACGTCTGTTCCTATATAGTGATAGTCGTCACCAACCTTGGTCACGTTAAGCTTAGGGACTCTTTCTCCCTCGCTCCACGGTATACCAACGTCGTAATGGCCTTTTCCGTAGCTCAGGCCCATCATCTCGAATGGTACTCCTGCTGACTTCTGCCAGTATTCCGGATCAAACATCGGATGGTTCATGAGCCACTCTGTCGGCTGATCGGCACGCAGTTCGTTTACCCTTTGTATCTGTTCGTTTACATTACGCATGTACGATTTATACCCTTCTTCTTCAGGGGACAATTCGTAGAACAGCGAAGGATCTCGTTGCGACCGTACGACATTGGACTCTACCAGAGGATTCGTGCCTTGGGGGTACTCCGGATACTTCTTGAGTATCTCGTGCCCTATTTCGTGCAAAACCAATTTTCTTGGCTCGTCCGACTCTTCGTACGCATACTCTGGGTTCAGTGATATCGTCTTTTTGTGGGACTGACCCATAACGCCTGTTCCCATGAACTCAGGGTTCATCTTTAACGCTATATCGCGTAATTCCGGATCGAGGGCAAAAAGTTCAGGGTGTTCGAGCTCAGTGCCTAGTGTGATCTTTTCACCCGCGTTACCCCAGCTCCGGGATAGCTTCTCCAGTTCTTTCGCCCATTTATATCCTGACGCCTCCATCGCGTTTTGAATGTCCAGAATAGGGTGTTGAATCGCCATAACCGACGAGTAACTATGCGGATTTCGGCCCATGATGCGGATGAAATCTTCGATCGCGGGGCCAAGTGTTTTATGGTCCTCCTCCATGATGGCCCTCAAGTGGATCGCATCTGTGTACATCCGGTTCATGTCCTTGGCCTGCTCAACATATGGTTTCTGCACTTTTTCGGTCAGCGTCTTGAACAAATCGATCGTGGCGTTCTTATCACTTATTTCCGAAAAAGGAAGATCAGGTCTTCCGGGAGGAAACTCAACATTGTACGTCCTCTTCACCTCGCGTGGAGATTTCCCTTTTGCGAGCGCTTCTCTGGCCGCATTGACGATGGCTTCCGTATTCTCCTTGTGGTACATAGACGCCGGCATCATCATGCGTAAGGCGCCCGTGGCCCCTTTTGGTGTGCCAATAATTCCTGCTGCCGTGCCTGAGCCCATGAGCGTCAGCGGAATGTTGTTGACGTCCTCGATGCTGTAGTCGACCCCTTCCGCTGCAGCTTTTGGCGTGTAAAGCGCTTTTGCTGCTTGGTATATTGGCTCCGGCATTGTAATGCCTTCTGACGTTACCCGGGGAAGAATCGCGGGACGTTTCAGACCCGGTTCCATCTTGGTGTGCTCGTACAGGTACCGCTCCATCGGACTTGCGCTTTCCCACCGGGTAGCCAGATCCGGACCTTTCTCTTTTTTCGGTGCCACCCGCGTTGAGTCAGCGCCCGCGTACTTTTTCCTCAGGCTGGCCAGACTCACCGAGCCGCCGTTGGCGTACCCTTTTTCCCCCGCTCTACGCATGATCTTACGCACGTAATCCTGAGTCTCTTTGAACGGAGGTATGCCCTTATACTTCTTGACATTGGCAGGGCCTGCATTGTACGCGGCCAAAGCCAAAGGGAGCGATTTGAACTCGTCCATCTGCATGCGGAGATACTTCGCTCCACCCTCAAGGTTCTGGATTGGATCGTTCCTGTTTACGACGCCCATGGCCTTCGCAGTGGCCGGCATGAGCTGCGTCAATCCAACGGCTCCCTTTTTGCTGACTGCGTTCGGATTTCCGCTGCTTTCTTTTTGCACCAAGGCCCTGAATATGTTCTCTGGGACGTTATACTTCTTGGCTATTCGCGATATGTCATCTGACACCTGCGGTACCCGCGCTGGCTGAGGGGGCGCCTGTGAGGGCGCCTGCTGACTCGCTGGTCGAGCGTTGATTGTCGGATTCGGTATGGCGCCCTCGAAGTTGTACTGAACATCCTCGAGCCTTTGCGGTGGGCTGGACGTTCTTCGCATCGCCTGAACAGCTTTCTGGTACATTTCCTGTTCCGCTGTTTGCTGTTCTGCAGATCTTTGCTGCGCGACCTGCAGATTCGCCACGCTTTCCTGCATGCTGTCAAATCGCTTTTTGCGATCAGACAGATATTTTTGCGTGAGCTCGTCCAATTCTGGGTTAAACGGCATACGGATTGACCCTTTCCTTTGATCTGGGTTTACGCTCTTCAACGTCCTTGGCTTTCGGGAGTTCGAACCAACGATCGTTTTTCAAATAGATAATGGCCTGCGTGAACGTGTCGACGTAGTCGTCATGATCCGCAACAGGAAATTTAGCTAATTGTTTGATAAAAGTGTTAGCCCAAGATACATGTCTTCCGGGATTTTTTGCCGATTCAGGGATCCATATGATCTCAAGTTCCAGCGTCGGAGATGCCTGATGCGCGCGAGAAATCTTGTCCGCTTTACCCGGATTGTAGCCTATGGCCGGCACTTTTGCCAGTCTCAGGTCCTGTAGAAGCGATTGACCGCTTGCTTTCGCCTCGACGAGCACCCTATCGGGCCGTTTTGGCCTGTTGAACGCTGACTTTTCGCTCATTCCACCATATTCGACCGTCCAATCGTTAATCGCGCGTTTTCTGAGCTCCGGATACGTCAAATGCTCATCCCAAGCATCGATAAGCATGACATTTCGCTTTCCATTGTAGGTAAAAATGGCCCAGACTGAGCATGCTGTCGGGTCACCGGTTGTTTTTTCCGTGAACGCGCAGTCGTATGACTGCAGGATGAACTCGAATTGCGGAAGCGCCTTGTCGTGTGGCCACAACTTAAAGAACTGTGTCTTCAGGATACCACCGCCGGTGGGTGTCGGATCCTGCTGTAGCTGTCCGCTCGAACCATAAACGCCGAGTAACTGCTTCAGCTCGGTCATTTCCTTCTCCCCGAGTCGCTCCGGACAGATCAGGTCGCCTACATTCTGCCTCGGATCGTAGTAACCAAGGGACGTTTTTCGCTTGCCACCGTCATACTCAGCCGGGATCATCAAATGTTCCCACCCTCGTATGTCATCCAGAATGTGACCGCTGATGTCACGCTCATGCAGTCGCTGCATGATGGTCACCATGGCGTCCGTCTTGGCGTTATTGAGTCGTGTCGACCATACCATGTCGAACCATTCCAGTGCAGTCTCTCTGACGACGTCCGATTGCGCCTCCTGAGCCGAGTGAGGGTCATCGAGCAGCAGTCTGGAGCCGCCTTCACCAGTGGCCGTACCGCCTACTGACGTGGCAATTCGGTAACCGGTGTGGTCGTTCTCGTATCTCTGCTTGGCGTTCTGGTCTCCAGATAGCTGAAATCTGTCCCCCCATCGTTCCTGATACCATGGGCTTTGGACAAGACGCCGGGCTTTCAGGTTGTCGCGAGTCGCCAGTGTTCCTGAGTACGACGCGCACAGGAATTTTTCCTCCGGGTGCAAAATCCACTCCCACATCGGCCAGATGACCGATACGATAGTGGATTTGCTCATCCTCGGCGGGATGTTGATGAGCAGTCGCTTTATGTCTCCATTGGTGACCGCTTCAAGGTGCTGACAGATGACCTCGATATGCCATCCCCCTACGAATGGCACGCCGGGTTCGACGACGTGCCACGCCTGTTTGACGAACTCGTACAGCGAAACCTCCGCCAGCCGGCGTTCCTCTTCCTTCCTGATCAGGTCAAGAAGTATCTCAGGGCTTGGCTGTGAGATCATACGAGTATGTCGATGTCCATAGATGTGATGATCGGCAATACGTGCGTTGGGGGCACATACTGCGGTTGGATAGTGTAGTGCGGGGGCCACTCAGCTTTTCGTCTTTCTTCCGCCATCCTCTCAAGCGTCTCGATCGCTTTATTCTTCTCTTCTCGCCTTTTCTCCTCTTTCTTCATCTCGGTTACTGATTCGGTCAGCTTATCGATTGAAGCGGTGAGACTTTGCAGCATGCCGATCATCACTTCGAACTGTTTCTCGTTCATTGCTCTCCTCCCGCTGCTTTCTGCAGCATTTGTTTCATTTGTTGAAGTTCTTCGTTGGTCAATCCTCTGAAGTCCACCGCGGCCAGCGTTATCGGGCCGCCGTTGGCGCCCGTGTGCTCGTTTTTGATCGTCTGCGTAGTTTGCCAGCCGTGCTTATGCTTGAGGATCTCCAGTGCAATCTTCGGGTCTCCCGGTACCGTGTGCTTTACACCGTTATTATCCATAAACGTTCGAGGGAACGCCGACAGATTCAGACTCTTGGCCAGCTGTACCTCTGCGTCCGCTTTTCCGGCGATCACCGCGTGTTCGACTCTTGCGTCGAGCTGAAACAGCTGGTTGTACTCCGAAAGGGTCAGACCTGCGTGGTATGCCAGGCTTTCGGCCTGCAGACCGAGCTTGCTGCCCTCGTACAGTTTGTCGAGGACCTCTTCGGTGGCCTTTATCTGCCTCGGCTCATAGGTGAGCGAGTATACCCGATGTTGAAGGCTGTTACTCATTGATCATTCGTCCGTTGATTACCCAGTCGTCGTTCTCGTCGTAAACGGTAACCCATGGGTGCTTGTCATCCCCCCGGGCCGCATAGTCAAAAAATTCGCATTTATCCAGATCAATTACAAGACCATCTACTCGCGTGAACAATCCTTTCCTACTCGGCAGATCGACACGATCCTCGATATTGGGCTCTTCGACCGGGGCTGGAGTCGGAGCTGGAGCTGGAGCTGGAGCTGGAGCTGGCATGATCAGTCCATACTTTGCCAGACACTCTCCTACCTCACTCTCCGGTACCGCTACAAGAAACATATTGAAATGCGGCGTGTAGACGAGCTCTGGTGTTCCTGCACACCACCACATTTCAGTAGATGCTCTCCTGAAATGTATGAAAGGATTTTTAACCGCGCGACCCGTTTCGTCTACATGATCATACCGGACATTTGTTCCCTCTAAATCGGCCAGATCAAAAACCTTGGCGTTATCGTGATTCTGCAGCCAAACAGGCGGCTCGATCTTGGCGCTTTTCTTGGTGGCGACCGGTTCGCGTTTCTTGGCGGCGACCGGTGCGCTTTTCTTGGTGGCGACCGGTGCGCTTTCTTCCGCGATGGCAGGGATTCTCTCAGCGAAAAACTCTTTTTTGAGTTTCAACCGGGGCGCTCTGAGCCTGTTTTTCTTTCTTTCTACCAATTCACTTCGAAACGCTTCGAATTTCTCTAACGCTTCAGCCTGTAGTTCTTCTCTGTAATCGAGGAGCTTTTCCCTGATCTCATCGGCCTGTTGCGTTGTTTCATGCGTCCCTATGAAAAATCGGTAACCGAGAAAACAGACAGTATTGCTTGCCATATTTTTATCTGTGGTAGTGGTATAGACGTGTGCTGACTTATTTTGTTGAAAAAGGTACTCGCTATAACGTAGCGACTTTTTCGTTTTTCCCCAAATATGCGTTTAGCTTTTTTTCGGAATTACGGAATTAGGCGCTGTTATTTTCGTTTTTGCGGAAGTAGGCGCTGTTATTTTCGTTTTTGCGGAAGTAGGCGCTGTTATTTTCGTAATTGCGGAAGTAGGCGACGAAAAAATGAAAAAGTGGCGCCTACTTTCGCAATTTCGGAATTGCGGAAATAACTTATCGCAACTGTATTGTTATGGGACCCTTTTAAAAACGGGTCCCATTTTTATATACGCGGCCCGGTACCTTTTAGCTATTAGTCATAAATATTGTGTTCAAAGTTTGAAATTTTTTGTGCGGTGTGGGTGGACCCGGCCGTCGTCGCGTTGAATGAATTTAGGGGGTGCCGCCTTATAGAATCAGCGCTTAGCCCCAGGTTAACAGCGTTAATAGTTAACGGTGTTAACTATACGCTCGTATAGATATACATATACATATATTCCATCTATACGCTGGCGCTGGCACGCTGGCGCTGGCACGCTGGCGCTGGCACGCTGGCGCTGGCACGCTGATGCAGCTAACAGGCCATTACAATGGCTTTCAGCACGCCTGAGGCACGCTGGCACGCCTGAGGCACGCTGGCACGCCTGAGGCACGCTGGCACGCCTCTGGGCACTCAGTCTCATTTGTCTCATTTTGACACACTTTTGTCTCATATCGATACACATTTGTATCGTTTTGAGACGGCTTTCTCTCCCCTGCTTTCGGCGTGCCAAAGTCTGGCACGCTTGTAACATGTTGTGCTATATGCACTTATAATTTATTTTATTTTTATTTGTGCTTTTGGCACAATATGTGCAACTCTATTAGCGTGACGGGGCAATATCGCCCCGCACAACTCGAAACCGATTATCTCAGGGCGCAACAAAGCCCGCTTATGCACATAGGACTACCGGAACGAAAAAGGCGCTTATGTACTCAGCTTAAAGGTGAAAACTGCAAGTTGAGAGCGCCCCAAAACTCCATCAGTCAGCTATGCACCAACACTGTTCTTTCTCATATGTTATCTGACTTTAGACTGTCACGGCTAACGGGATTATCAAGGTGAAACCAGCGGAGACGGAATACAAACGTATCCGGGTAGACAAAGAGCTGCCTCCCCACGATACCCGACGGTTAAAAGCTGATTGCGAACGGGTTAACAACCATAAGCAGGTCATGCACAAGTATCGACAGGACAAACAGATAAAACGCCAGTCATTAACCCGTAATGGTTGGCACTACTGAAGCGGGTGTTCCTCTCCTTTTACTGTGTAATTGTCAAATTTGACAATTACGCTAATTGGTTGCGGGAACATCAAGGTTGGGGCCTTATGTTATTAGGCCTTGCGGTTCGATTCCGCATGTTCCCCTGTCAATTACATTAATGGAGTGTGGGCAATTGTGGGCAATTGTGGGCAATTATGCCCTAAAAAGTTGCCCACACTTAAACCATGCTATGTTAATAAGTTACAGATTCTGTGGGCAATTGTGCTTTTCGCAATTGCCCACACTTAACCTCTGTTATATTCATACCTTGCAGGTTTTGTGGGCAAAATATCCGGAAAATTTCCAAATCCACCGGAGATTTTATTTCTGAACACCGGTTTGCATATGAATATCTTCATTAAACTTCAACATGGATTTAGGTAAAAAGGCTCTTTTTTTGCCCACAGCCGCTGTAAACTATTGTTTTTTCAACTGTTAGCTGTGGGCAATTCCTGTAAGCACAAATGCCCACAGAATCTGTAAAACGTTGTTTTTTAAACAATTAACTGTGGGCAACTTTTTTAGCACAAATTGCCCACATTGCCCACAAAAGGAGAGAAAGCCATGATTATCGACACACCCGATGGTATTAAGCTGTACACATTGCTTGCACTCAAACAATCGTTAAAGCTGCAAGCAATCGGCATGAAGTTCAGGGGTAAAAGCCCTGCATCTCAAGCCCGGTCACTGCTTAAGACCAAAACGAAAAGCTGTACGAAACTTCTGGATGAACTCACTAACCATATCGATAACACCTATGGCAAAAAATGAATGCGCGAAAACGCGCCCGGTTGAAAACCCTTATGAGGTCTGGGTTGCTGGTTCATGGACGTGGAAAGTCCTGAAGAAATACCAGACGCCCGAGAACGAAGCGAAAAACCCGTACGCACGTTGGTTCTGTGCGGTATCGTCTCCGCACACGTTCGGCGGGTATGACTTGGGTGATGTGTACGTCCGGGATATTACCGAGAACGCAGTGCGAATATCCTGAAGCACTACGGCCACGCAAGATGAGGTGGCCGCCAGTCAACCAACAAAAGGAGGAACAGAGATGAAACAGTTTAGCGAAAAGGCACTTGGTGAAAACATCATCATATGTCCGCATTGCGGCGGTGAGGTTGAGTTCGAATTTCTCGAACAAAACGGCGCCGGTGAAATATGGATCGATGTTTGCTGCCTTGACTGTCACGAATCATCTACCTACTATTTCGACGTGACACGCGTCGAATAGCTCAACACGGCCACGCAAGATGAGGTGGCCGCCATTCAACCAAAACAAAAAAGGAGGGACGACAAATGGGAAACAGAGCAGTCATCACGGCAGACGAAAAAATCGGTATTTTTCTGCATTGGAACGGCGGCCTTGAAAGCGTGCTTGCATTCTTGCAGATAGCGAAAGAACGCGGGTACCGAGACCCGGTAACGGCACATCCATCATATGGCATGGCACGTCTTACGGGATTGATCCATGAGTATTTCGGTACACGCTCACGTACGTCCGTAGGTATCGGAACGCTTGAAAGTCTCGACGTTCAGAACGGCGACAATGGGCTGTATATTCTCGGGCCTGAGTGGACGATCAAGCAGCGAAAGTATTCATGTAGCGACGGCCTTAAGACTGTCGACTGCTTGGGTGAATCCGAAATGGAGCAGTATAAAGCTATGCTTATCAGTATGCGAAAGCTCCCGGTCACAGGCTGTTAGCTCAACACGGTCACGCAAGATGAGGTGGCCGCCAATCAACCAACAAAAGGAGGGACGACAATGAAGCAAACCACGCGATTAGAAGCTTACAAAGCTATTGCCGAAGGTAAAACGGTAAAGCTGGTCTATCTGTCTTCAGATGGAACCCGGTCCTTTTTACTGTATCACCCATCGGACGATAAAAAGAAGCGATTGGTTACAGGCAGCGGTGGCGACACATGGGAAATGAGCCCTGAGGGCCCGACGGATAAGCACAGCACAAGCGATCGCTGGTATATCATACCTGAACCGGTCAAAAAGGTGAAAACCAACACGGAATACCTTAGGGAGCCAACACGGTGCCCGGTATGCGATTATCCGGGTTTGACCGGTAAAAGCCTCGTGTCGGACGGAGGTAAAGAGGCATATCAATCGATAACCTGCAATCGCTGCGAAGCTACGTGGGATGACTATTATTCTCTTACGAGTTATGGAGATCTCAAGAACGCACAAGGCGATAAGCTCGAAGTAACTTACGATTGATCAGACACGGCCACGCAAGATGAGGTGGCCGCCAATCAACCAACAAAAAAGGAGGGACGACAAATGGGATGGCTCATAAACACGCATGATCGCGGGTATCGCTATTCGAACGCCGAGATACGGAAGTATTTCGAAAGTAGATTCAATAGCGTCAAAATACTTCATCTGTCTGTGTACGGTTTCTCCGAAGTCTATATGGCTTGTGAACATCCATGCAGACCGGGTGAAGTGTTTGCCGTAGTCTGTCTTATCCGAAACACCAAAAAGGAGTTTGGATATAAGGATATGTCTGAAGATATGGGGCCCTATTGTTACAATGCGCCAAAAAAGATACTCGACTTGCTGACGCCTATTGATAGCAAGTACGCAAACGAGTGGCGGGCTGAGTGCAGGCTCCGTATGGACAAGCTTCGCAGGCTGAGAAAAGGCGAAATATTCACGTACGGTCTGGCAAGGTACAAACCGGTAAAGGTGACAAGGTCAACCGTAATTGTAGATGAATTAAACACCCGGCTCAGGTACAGGGTACCAACCGCCCGGATATTCGATCAGATGGAGTAACCAGACACGGCCACGCAAGATGAGGTGGCCGCCATTCAACCAACAAAAAGGAGGGACGACAATGGGGTATTATGTAAGCTACGTAATCGATACGACCGTGGTCGAGGGAAATGAAGCTGAAGCGCTTGCGACTATCAACGCGCTTCACACGCCAAAAATCATGAAACTACTTGGCGGCGGCAGTCATGGCTATTCGTGGGTGCGCAACCCGCCCGAAGGTGAATTCAAAACGCTTGAAGAGGCATTTGCCGCTTGGCGGTTTGAGTTTTTCCCGGAAAACAACAGCTTCAACTTTGTCGGTGAAAAGCTGGGGGACGAAGAAGTCCTTTTCAACGCGCTCGCGCCCTATCTCACCATCGGGGACATTTACGGACGTGGGGGCGACGGTGCTGAATGGGGCTACCGTTTTACACCGGGGTGCCCAATGATCCATCTGTCCTGTGTGAAAACGTGGGTCGAAGATTGACCAGACACGGCCGCGCAAGGCGAGGCGGCCGCCAACCAACCAACACAAAAAAGGAGGGACGATAAATGGAAAACATTACCAAAAGGGAAGTTACGCGTGAACAAGCTGTCGATGCGATTTTCTGCGGCATCCCGGTGATGCTTGAGTATGAAAATGAAGACGGTGAAAAACGGCAGCTCAGGTATAAGACCCTATGGGGAATTCCCATGGTTATTGGACAGTGTGCAATGTGGACCATGCACCCGAACGGACCGGACGATCCGCCGGACCCGAACGACAAATGGTTCATTCTGGAGTAACCAGACACGGCCACGCAAGATGAGGTGGCCGCCAATCAACCAACAAAAAAGGAGGGACGACAATGGCATACATAGGACAGAAAGAAAAAGCCGAGCTCATGCCGGCGATCAAGGCCGTACTGGACAAGTACGGACTGAAAGCCACGGTTGCTATCCGCCACCACATGGACCTTGTTATCACGATCCGCGCGGGTAAAATCGATCTGGTGAATGAATATGCGGTTTTATTGGAAACGTATGATTTCGTTCTTGCCAGCGCAGTCAGGCGCGAAGGGATGTTCCAAGTGCACAATCCGAAAGCCAGCGGGTTCCCGGAAAAGCTGAAAACGCTTTTTTGCGAACTCGACAAAGCGGCGAAAGGTGATAAATGGTACGATCGATCGGATATCATGACTGATTATTTCGATACCGCGTACTACATCACGATAAACGTTGGAGACTGGCGAAAACCGTACAAGTATTTGCCGTAACGACCACGGCCGTGCAAGATGAGGCGGCCGCCAACCAACCAACAAAAGGAGGGACAAATGAACGAATGTGTGGTACAGATCAAGGAGCACCGCAGGAAGATAGCGAAGCTTGAAAAAGATTTCGCAAAACGCGGTCCGCAGTCCACCGTCTGGGGTTTCATGGTCGACCTCTTTTATGGGGGTAATAAGGAACCCGACGTTGAGCGCATAACCATTGGCTCAATAGCTGACCCGGAAGGCACAGGCCAGGCACTTTACGATATGGTATTGGCAAGCCTGAAAAACGGGCTGAAGTTCTGGGAAGATGCTGCAAAAAGAGACCTTGCCGAACTTCAGGAAACACTGTACAAAAAGGAGGCCTAAGTGTATACGATATCTGAACTTATTACGGACCTTCAGCGTGCAATGAATGATCCCGATGAACCGGTTCTGTTCGCAGGACTGTACACGCTGAACGATGTTCAGGCGCAAGCGATCGAAAGCGGGAAGCTGTGCACGCGTGAAGATGCAACAAAAATTCTTATGGCTATTGACATAAGGATTTGCGACGGTTATATTCAGGATAGCATACGCGATGATATGGCGGAGGCTATCGACGCGCTTGATGACGATGACTGACTCAACACGGCCGTGCAAGATGAGGCGGCCGCCAACCAACCAACAAAAAAGGAGGGACAATGATATCGAACAAAAAATACGTAGGTAGTCAAGGTTGTCCAGTCTGCAGCGAGTTATGTATACAATATGAGGCATTTTTTGTAGATGCGGATGAAACCGGAACTTTCGCGTTTCAGTCAGCTACATGCCCCACTTGCGGGACGTCTTGGCTTGACCGCTACACGTTTACAGGGCTGTCTGATGTCGAAGATAA